GCGTACCTAGATTTAAAAAATGGGTTTGCAGAATCTTTAACTGCATGGGACATTTTGCCCTGCACTACAGATAAAGCCGCTGCAAGGTTAGCAATGCTTTCTGATTGATTAATCACTTTGCGCCTCCAAAAATAGTGCCAAAGTCCTCAAATACGGATTGAAGTAATACATTGCGTTTATTGTTTGGTTTGCCACAAGCAGCACGAATAACATCTACATCGTCTTGTGATAGGTCTGTGCCGTATTCCATGTTTTGCAGTGCTTCTTCTAAGCGCTCTTCCATTTCCAGCATTACTTGGTGTAATTCAGACATTTAAGTTCCCCTTAAATACATAGCGAAATTGCTATATACACACTTTAACATAACTTAAAGCTGTTTTGCAAATAGTTTTTAAACCGTTGTATTTACGCACTTTGTCGTGGTAAGATTACTTCATTATGAAATTAAAACTAACCGAACACGCATTATTGCAGTTGCTTGGTGGCACAGGAAAAGTAGCAAAAATGTGCGAAGTTGAGCCAGCAGCGGTATCTCAATGGAAAAAGAATGGCATACCTAGAGAACAATTAATGTTTCTTGCCGCTAGGATAGAAAAAGAAAGTCATGGCTTGGTAACTCGTCAAGACCTATTCCCTAACAACTGGTATTTGGTATGGCCTGAACTGTTGCCAAAAAACAACGCTTTTGGTGAACACGATGATTCTGAGTAATGTCACTATTTGTGCCATAGATTCGGTGCAGCCTGACAAAGCCAAAAAAGCCATAGAACGCAGTAAACGACACATTAAATTTGGTGGCGAATTGTTTATTGACCATTTGAGCATTAACAGTCGTCAAGCCTATAGCAAATTTATTCTTCAAGAACTGCATAAATACATCTATACGGACTTTGTTTTGATTGTGCAATGGGATGGGTGGGTAATTGACGCAAACGCTTGGCAGCCTGAATTTTTAGATTACGATTATATTGGCGCAGTATGGCCCTGGCATCCTGAAGGATTGCGTGTAGGCAATGGTGGTTTTTCGATACGCAGCAAGAAGTTGTTGGAATTAACCAACACTCCGCAGTTTGTTTACAGCGACAAAAACGAAGATGACCTAATATGTCACCTCAACCGAGATTATTTGGTTAGCAATGGCATTAGATTTGCGCCAGAAATGTTAGCAAGGCAGTTTTCTTATGAAAGAGAAATAACTAATTTGCAAACCTTTGGTTTTCATGGGGAATTCCACATGAGCAAATACTTGTAGTAGAATCAGTACCCCTTATGATGGCGGCTCTAACGACATCGTGGCGTCATAAGGTTGTAGCGTTACCAGAAGGGTAAGAGGCTGAAATAGCGCAATACAGGTGGCGAAGATAGTGCCTGTGCCTCGTAAGACTGTTGGGTGGGCGATTCCTTACTGGGAAGTCCTGAAGGCACACTTAGGTAGGCTAGGTGTGCTTAAACCTTTTGGGAGTGGTATTTATACAACTAAGGTTAAATACTTATAGACTGATAAAAAACTATGGGGCAAACTACAAATACTCAATAACGAGTAAACATTTAAGGGGAATTAAATGAAAGACTTTATCGGTAGTTGTTTATTAGGCGCATTGTTTGGTTGTATGTTTGCAAGCGGTGTAAAAGCGCAAACTTATCCAATGACTGACAGTCGTGGATACAATGTTGGCACAGTACAAATTCAAGGCAACACAGCGCAATTTGTAAACCCACAAGGCTACACAACTCAAACTGCTACAATCTACCCTAACCAAGTTGTTATTACGACACCAAACGGTTACACACAAAGCGTTGTTGGTAACACAGGCTACACAGTACCACCTAGCCCATCAACACCACCAAGCCCAAGGGTTTTGCAATGAATGAAGAGGAAATAATTAAAGACCTTCGAAACGCTATTCATGTTTTGCGTAGAAAATTAATACAAAAACACAATATGCAAAAAAAATGGAGGCTGCAATGTGAAGAACTTTTAAAAGTAAACACTCGCCTTGAAAAAGAAGTTAAAAAGTTTAAACAACAAGAATCTAATAAGTTAGCTGGATTTTTAAGTATTGGCGCTGTTTATGAGCCTAAAATTGACAGAAATTATAAATTTAAGGAATAGGAATGTTTGATGAGTTCTGGTCTTTATATCCACGAAAAATTGCTAAAGCAGCTGCAAGAAAAGCCTGGGCAAAACTTTCCGCAGAGCAACAGCTTATGGCTGCAAAAGCTATTCACTCACATTGCGAATACTGGAAAGCAAAAGAAACCGAATTAGAATACATACCCCATGCAAGCACTTGGCTCAACGGTGAGCGCTATGAGGATGAATTAATAATTGAACCCAAGAAAGAAAAAATTGACAAACGATGGATGTTTAGCAATGAAGGTATTGAAGCCAAAGCTAGAGAGCTTGGTGTTTTGGGTACAGGTTACGATTCTTACGACAGTCTTAAACGCAAATGTATGAACAAGCTAGGCATGAGTGTGGTGTAAGGTTTCTATGCCACTTACGGCATAAAAAAGGGTTGGCTTGGTTTAGAAAATATGTAAGTGATTCACCAAAAATACATCACTTATTTAATGATTTTGTAGACCAATACGCTAAAGGAAATAGGGGAGAAAAAGGATGCTGGAAAAAATAATAGTAGGTGCTACAGGGCTTGGGTATTTAATAGTCTGCCTTGCACAATTAAAAAAAGGTGCTACATCTAACGCTATGATTTGGGGTGGCTATGCCTTTGCTCAAATTGGTTTATGGTTGGCCCTAAAATGAAAGATTACGACCCAAACGATGCGATTGATTTTATCTTTAAGACAGCGCCAAAATTTGCAAAAGCGAAGGGGCAGCTTGCGGAACTCGAGGTTTTTAAATCTTCTCTTAAAGCAATACAGATGGCTAAAACAGACGAACAGTCTTTGGGCGCTCAAGAGCGTGAAGCATACAGAAGCCAAGAGTACCAAGATTTATGCAAAGCCATTGGAGTGGCGACAGAAGAAACAGAAGCGCTTAGATGGCAATTAGAAGCCGCTAAAATGCGTTTTGAAGCATGGCGCACAGAACAAGCTACAAACCGAAACATTGAAAGAATGACTAAATGACAGATTACTCTGAAAACTATCTTAAGATTCAAAGACTTTTAAAGTCATACCATAGCGCAACACTTAAAGCTGATTTTGAAAAAGCTACTAAACTAGCCCATGAATTAGCTGATGAAACCATTCAATTAGAGATTGCAAGTATTAGGGCATTGAAAGACCAATGGCTAAGTTAATGCGTAATATGTTTGCCACGCACACCGATTATGGCGATTTTAAAGGTGTGATTGAGTCAAACCCAGCATTTTTGCCAAGTAATGTAGATGGCATAGCAGAGCGAAATGGTTATTTTTTAATCCTTGAGTGGAAGCGTTCAGGTGAAAAGATGAGTGAAGGCCAAAAGCGTATGTTGCAAGCGTTGGCTGCTACACCTAAATTTATGGTGGTTGTTATCATAGGCGATACTGACAATGGCGCAAACATTCAAGAATATTGGCAATACACCGCAGACGGCAAACCATTTAAAGCTGGCATAGGGTTTGGGTCTTTTAAGGAATTTTATAAGTTATGGTACGAATACGCTGATGGCAACCAAAGATGAAAAGAACGCTCTTAACAAGATTGCCGAACTCGGATGTATTCTCTGTTCCACCAAGCTTGGGTTTGAAGGCACTCCGTCAGAACTCCATCATATCCGCAGGTTTGGAGGTAAACGGTCTGCATCCCCTGTCATCCCATTATGCCCAGAACACCATAGGGGAAATAGTGGCGTTCACGGATTGGGTCACAAGGGTTTTGCAAATAAATGGGGCATTACCGAGGAGGAGTTGCTGGAACGAGTCAATCAGAAACTTGGAAAGGGAAATGAGTGAATGACATACTGCTTGCGTTTGGTGTGCTAGTTATATTACTGCCTATAATAGCCGTATGGATAACACTACAATTCTAGAGGGTCAAACCCCAATTCAGACGAGATACGGTGCGCTCTATTACGAAACTCCTTATCGTGATGAGTCCACTTGCTCGTCTTGTGACGGCTCATGTGGATACATTCGTGGCACAAAACACGAATCACAGTATCAAGATGACCACACCGAGCCGAAGAAATAGTAATGGTGTGTTCCCACTTTTCTCCATCATCATATAAATAAGTTCCCATTACCTGTGGGTCTTTATCCACCACAAAGTTAATCTGTTCTGGCAATGGCATAGCCCACCTATCAAAAGGCTTCATACAGTAAATAGCACTGTATAGATTCTTAAGAATAGCTGGGGTTAGTTTCATACGCTGTGTATTTTGCCTCTAAATTCCACTTCATCCTCGCCCCAAACCCTAATCATTTCAGGTTGAAGTAGTTTGCTGCGCTCAAATGAAAGCATAACAAACCCTGCGTTCCAATCTTTAGGCGTATCTTCTGTGTATGCAAATTGCTGACCGTTAGGGTCGCATAATGTACCTGTTTGAACACCCCAACGCACACCGTTATAGTCATTTACAGGCATAACACTTAAGTGATGTGTGTGACCTGTAATCATATTGACACCAGAATTTAGCGCATTAGCCCTGCCAGCATTAAAACCGCCCTTCCAACGATGTTTAATGCAAGTATCTTCATTTACCCAAAATGACCAACATGGCTTCCACATAGGGAAATACTCTTTAAGAGTAGTGCCTTTGACACCCTCAAATGCTGGTAGGTTTTCAATAATACGCATTTCAAGCCTAGCGTCATGGTTTCCCAAAGGCCAAAACAATTTAGCGCCCCTGGCAACAGCTTCAATTTCACCAAGGTAATATTGCACTGCTTCTAATTCTTCTTTAACGGTTGGTATTCTTTCCCAATCGGCCCTAGGAAAACGGCTAATAGAAGCGCCATCAAGAGCATCACCATTACAGACTATAGCTGTAGGCTTAAACTCTTTAATCATCTCTATAAGGGCTTTAAATGCGGTTGTGGTATGGTCAGGCCAAAAGTGTGCGTCAGAAAACACAATGACACGACCTTTTTCAATGTTCATACCCCTACGAGTATTACCTACTGTTTGCTCTGTTTTTTTGTATTCACTGACACGCCTGTCAATAGATGTCGGTAATTTGATGCCATGTCTTGCTTCAATAGAGCGTCTGCGGTTATATACTGCTCTTTCTGCCATCGCATGAACTTTGGCGAATGTAAGCGGTGAACCTATGCGCTGCCATTCTTTAATGAATTCGTCATCCGTTAAATAATAATTTGACATTTAATTCCCCTTATACTGTAAGTTGCTAAACACTAACATAAAATTATGTCTTATATTAAAAAAGTTGATAAAAATCAAAAGGATGTTGTAAAAGCGCTACGAGATTATGGCGCTACAGTATTTCTTTTACATACAGTCGGTGGAGGAATTCCAGACCTAATGGTGTGCTATGCAGACCAAACTATTTTAATAGAAGTAAAAGATGGGGCTGACAAGAAATTGACCCCACAACAAATAACGCTATTTGCTAACTGGACAGGTGGCCCATTACACCGAGTAAATTCTGTGCAAGAAGCAATAGAAGTGCTAAAATTGTACGAAATGGAGAATTAATATGAATGAAAACATGGCTTTATTTGCCGCAACCTTGTTGCATAGCGCAACTAATACCCATTTCTTTCATTGGTCAACTAATTCCTACGCTCAACACAAGGCATTAGGCGGATATTATGACGGAATCGTTGACTTAGTAGACGATTTAGTCGAAGCCTACATGGGTTGCTATGACCAGTTAAAAACATTTCCAAGCGTCTATCATCAACCAAAAGATGCACTTAAGTATCTGGAATCATTGAATAAATTTGTGGATGAAGCACGCAAAGATTTGCCGCAAGAAACCCAATTACAGAATATTATTGATGAGATTGCACAACTCATTGATTCAACCCTTTACAAACTACGCTTTTTAAAATAGGACTCAATATGCCATTAGATAAATCAGGTAGCGCCCAAAGCGTAGGTAAGAACATCAAAGCCGAAATGAAAGCTGGAAAGCCTAAAAAACAGGCAGTAGCCATCGCCCTCAATGTTGAGCGTGATAATGCCAAAGGTAAGCGTAAAGCCAAACTAGAAGAAGCTTATGGTCGTTTCTTAGGAAAGCGTGACGCAGAATGAAACATATGGACAGAAAATTCCCAAAGGGAAACGATTTATTGCGCCCCCACAAAGAATCAACGCTTGAAAAGCAAGAGGCAAAGCGTAATAAACCACGCCCACCAGAGTTAGAAGTGGATAGCAAATACGATACGCTAGATAAGAAAGCTAATCAGCGTATGAAGCGTAAAGCTATGTTACACGCAGCAATGAACAAGATTCACGACCCTGATATTGCATAATGGCTACCCCATTTGATTTGGCTAAATTATTGCGTATGCAGTCTGACTCTGTTGGCAATCCTATTGACACAAAAAGACCAATAGTATTTGACCCAAATGATATAGACCCACATACAGAATTAAGTATGACTGCCACAGGAAAAGAATTAGGACTTCCTAATGCAAATGCTTTTTACAATGTACCAACAATCTATAACGGTCAAATAAATGACCCTAATACATTTGCTGGCATGAATGAAATACGCAAAAACGCCCAAAAAACACCAAATCAATACGCTGCATACCCTACAAGCCAAGAGGCTGTAACCAATGCTATTGCACGCAGTAAAGATATAGGAGAGTTAAGAGGTGATGAGCTACGCAGAGCTACTATTATGCGTATGATGGAACTAGAAGCTTTAAAAAAATAGTGTTAGAATAAAACCCTTACAAATCAATTACTTGAGAATGTATGGATAAAAAACTGTCGAAATCTGTAGAAAAGAACCTTAATAGGGCTGGCAGAAAGCCTGGAGTGCCTAATAAAGCCACTCAGGAGGCTCGTGAAGCCGTTAAAGCTATTCTTGATAGCAACCTACCATTTATTCAATCGTGGATTCAAAGCACCGCTGAAGGCATATTTGATGACCAATCTGGTAAGTGGATTGTTCAGCCTAATCCTGCCAAAGCCTGTGAGATTGTTCAAAACCTAGTGGAATACTCTGTGCCTAAGCTTGCAAGAACTGAAGTAGTAGGCGATGAGAAAGCCCCACAACGCATGGTGGTGTCTTGGAAGAAATAAGGGCTTTCGCCCCTATTTTTAGTGTTTATTGTTAAAAACTGCTTCTATTAAACAATCTGCTAAAGTCATCCATTGCTTATGACCTAACTCAGGGAACAATTCTTTAGCAGTTTCGTAGGCTTTAGTCCAGCGTTTGAATTGTTTGATTGCTTGTTCTGCTGCTTGTGTATTTAATGTGTTCATAATTTCCTTAGTTAAACAGCTTAATTGCTGTCATACATATAGGACAAATGAATTGGTAATTTGTGAGGGTTATTTTGAAAATAGTTAAAAATGGCTGAAGAAATAGTCCAAGAGGTAGAGTTAGACTACCAACCTCGTGATGTATTCCTAGATTTCCACGAAAGAAAGCAACGCTGGGCTGTTATTGTTGCTCACCGTAGATGTGGCAAGACTGTTAGCTGCATCAATGAATTAATCTATAAAGCCCTAATTGAGGGCAAAGAAGATGGTCGCTACGCTTATGTTGCACCATATTACAGCCAAGCCAAGAATATCGCCTGGGACTACCTGTTACGCTTTAGTAAGCCTGTAATGGCTAAAGCTAATCAATCAGAACTATGGGTGGAACTAATAAATGGCGCAAGGATTAGGTTGTTTGGTGCTGATAATGCTGACTCTTTACGAGGTTTATACCTTGATGGGATTGTCTTAGATGAGTACGCAGATATGCGCCCTCGTATTTGGGGCGAGATTATTCGGCCTTTGCTGGCAGATAGACTCGGTTGGGCAGTTTTCATTGGAACACCTAAAGGCCACAACGCCTTCTGGGACATCTATAACAATGCCGTTAAGTCAGAAACTTGGTATGCCAAAACCTTAAGGGCTAGCCAAACTGGATTGCTCGCCAAAGAAGAATTAGAAGATGCCGCAAGGTCAATGACGCAAGACCAATACCTACAAGAGTTTGAGTGTGACTTTGAATCTGCAATCCTAGGCGCTTACTACGGTAAAGAGATGCGTCAGCTTACTGATGCTGGGCGTGTAACCACAGTAGAGTATGACCCTATGTTTCCTGTGCATACAGCATGGGACTTGGGCTATTCAGATGACACTGCTATTTGGTGGTTTCAAGTTGTGCATGGCGAGATTCGTATGCTTGATTACCATTCATCCAATGGTCAGCCAGTAGCGTTTTATGCAGGCATTATTCAGACTAGAGAGAAAGAAAGAGGCTATAACTATGGCACTCATTATTTACCTCACGATGCTCGAGCAAAGACACTTGCATCAAATAAGTCCATAATTGAGCAACTTTCTGACAAAATTCCGTTAAAATATCTGAAAATTGTGCCAAGTTTGTCACTTCAAGATGGAATTCAAGCAACAAGGCTAGCGTTAATGCGGTCTTGGTTTGACCATAAGTGCGAAGATGGCATTGAATGTTTACGGCAATATCAGCGTGAATACGATGAGGACAAGAAGGTGTTTAGGGATAAACCTAGACACGATTGGACTTCTCATGGTGCTGACGCATTTAGGATGTTAGCTATTGCTTGGAAAGAAGAAGCTAAGTTGCCCTCGAAAGATGACTCGATTAGAGGGGTGTTTGTAGGGCAAACCGATGTGTCGTTGAATGACTTGTGGAAACATACACCCAAGCCTTCAACAGGGAGAATTTGATGGCGAATGATAAGGCAACTGTAAATCACAGTTATGAAGATTGGTACAAGACGATTATGGGCTATGAGCGCTCATATAAGCGTTGGGAAGCCAGGGCAGACCGCATTGTAAAGAAATACAAAGATGATAGCCGCTACGACAGAAACCCTAATGCACGCTTCAACATCCTCTGGAGCAATGTACAGACTATTCAGCCAGCTATCTTTGCAAGACTGCCTAGACCTGATGTTAGCCGTAGGTTTAGGGACAATGACCCCATAGGGCGTGTAGCCTCAATGATGCTTGAGCGAGCCTTAGAGTTTGAACTAGAGCATTATGGTGATTACAAGTCCGCAATGAATAACGCAGTATTAGACCGTCTATTGGGTGGTCGTGGCGTTTCTTGGGTTCGTTATGAGCCACATATTGTAGGTGAAGCTGCTGATGAAGCTGATGGCGCACCTGATGATGGTTTTAGCGTTACTGAAGATGGTGACGAGGCAGAAACTCCAGAAGGCATGGAGAATGAGAATGAAGAGCGCATTGAGTATGAGTGCGCCCCTGTAGACTATGTGCATTGGAAAGACTTTGGTCATACCATTGCTCGCACATGGGAAGAAGTAACCGCAGTATGGCGCAAGGTTTACATGAGCCGCCCTGCATTGGTTGAGCGTTTTGGCGAAGAATTAGGTTACAAGATACCTCTTGATACAAAACCTGACGATTTAAAGCAATCTTATAAATCTGACGATGGTGTATATGAGGCATTAATCTATGAAATCTGGGACAAAGAAACAGGCAAAGTATTGTGGATTTCTAAGTCCCTCGGAAAGATACTGGATGAACGAGATGACCCTCTGGGTCTTGAGAACTTCTGGCCTTGCCCTAAGCCTCTCTATAGCACACTCACAACTGACAGCCTTGAGCCGATTCCTGACTTTGTTATCTACCAAGACCAAGCAAGAGAATTAGATGTTCTGTGTGACAGAATTGATGGCTTAATCAACGCATTGAAGGTGCGTGGTGTTTATGACGCTTCAAACACCGAATTGCAACGCTTATTCTCTGAAGGCGAAAACAACACACTGATTCCAGTATCAAACTGGATGGCTTTTGCTGAAAAGCAAGGTATGAAAGGTGCTGTTGACTTAGTAGATATTGCCCCATTTGCTGCCGCTTTAGCCCAGTGCTACCAAGCAATGGAACAGGTTAAGGGTCAAATCTATGAATTGATGGGAATTGCCGACATTCAGCGTGGTCAGACCGACCCTAATGAAACTCTTGGCGCACAAATCATCAAGTCTAATAACGCTTCTGGTCGCCTAAAGACTATGCAACACGCAGTAGTAGACTTTGCTACTAGCTTGTTGTCTATTAAAGCCCAGATTATCTGCAATCATTTTACAGATGACACGCTAATCCAGATTTCTGGCGCTATGCAGCTAAGTCCGCAAGACCAAGCGTTGATTCCACAAGCTATTGCCCTGTTGCGTAACGAAGCAGCTAAGAATTTCCGCATTGAAGTCACCTCTGATTCAATGATTTACCAAGATGAGCAGCAAGAAAAGCAAGACCGTATGCAATTCTTGCAAGCTGTGGGCGGATTTATGACTCAAGCTATCCCTGCTTCTACTGCAAACCCAGAATTAACCCCAATGCTCATTGAAATGCTCAAATTTGGCGTTACTGCGTTCAAAGCTGGTAAGCAATTAGAGGGCATTATTGACGAAACTGCTGATAAATTCCGTCAAATGGCTAAACAAGCTGAAGGTCAACCTAAACCACCTACTCCAGAGATGCAAAAACTGCAAATGCAATCACAAATTGAGATGCAGAAGATGCAAATGCAGGCTCAACTTGAGCAGGCTAAGATGCAGAACCAAATGCAGCTTGAAAAAGCCAAACAAGAGTACCAAGCCCAAGAAAACCAACTCAAATTCCAGCTTGAAGAGCAGCGCAATATGATGGATAGAGAAATGGAAATGAAAGTAGCGCAAATGAAGTCTATGACTGAGCGCAATACACAAGTTCTATTGGCTCATATCAATAATGGCGCAAAGATTGAAGTTGCACGCATTGGCGCAGACGAATCTGATGGCGCACAAGCGTATATGACTGAAGAATCTTTGGCTCATGCTATGGAACATCCAATGCAACCAATTGCCAACGCTATTGGTCAAGGAAACGCTCAAATGGCACAAGCAATTAGCGCTTTAGTTGATACAATTAACGCTCAACATAACCGCCCTAAGACAGTAGTTCGAGGCGCTGACGGCAAAATTATTGGGGTTCAATAATGGCAATTAATGTCACACATAGTAAGGTTTCAACGATACCTGACGGAGATGACACATCCCTAATTCGCCCATCGGATTGGAATGATGACCATGTGCTTGACGGTATCGGCACAATGGCGGAGCAAGATGCTAATAATGTCAATATTACTGGCGGCTCTGTAAGTGGTGTAACTGTTTCTGGTTATGTACCAACAACACGCACTATTACTGCTGGCACAGGGCTTACAGGTGGTGGTGATTTATCTGCTAACCGTACTATTGCTTTAGCAAATACCGCTGTAACTACAGGAACTTACGGTACTGCAGCTAGAACTATTACTCAAACAGTTGACCAACAAGGTCGCTTAACCAATATCTTTGACCAACCTATAGAGATTGCCAATACCCAAGTTACAGGTCTAGGCACTGCGTCAACTAAAGACGCTGGCGCAGCGTTGGGAGTAGCCACATTAGACGCTGCAGGTAAAGTACCTATTAGCCAAATCCCAGATGCGGTAATTGGTGCGTTAAACTATCAAGGTACTTGGAACGCCACAACAAATACACCTACACTTACATCATCTGTTGGAACTAAGGGTTATTACTATGTTGTAAGCGTTGCAGGTACAACCGACCTCAATGGTGTTACTGATTGGCAGATTGGCGATTGGGCTGTATATAACGGCACAGCATGGCAAAAGGTTGACAACACTGATGGCGTAACTAGCGTAAACGGCTTTACTGGCGCAGTTACCCTTACAACCACAAACATTAGTGAAGGCACAAACCTTTACTACACAGATGCTAGAGCTAGAGGCGCATTGTCCGCTGGTACAGGCATTAGCTATAACTCAACTACTGGTGTAATTACTAACTCTAGCCCATCATTGGGTGGTGATGTAGTAGGCCCAGCTTCAGCTACAGATAACGCTATTGCTCGTTATGACACAACTACTGGCAAATTACTACAAAACTCTGTAGTTACCATTGGCGACACAGGTGCAGCTACAGGCTTTACAACACTTTCTGCCTCTACATCCGTAAGTACACCTATTGTTAAAGCTACAAGTTCGGCTGGTGGTGCGGTACAAAATGCTAGTGGAACAAACCAAATTCAATGGGGTGCTGGCGGTGGCGACAATGTAACTATTGATGTTTCTGCCAATTTAAACGGTACAAACGCACAGATTGACATTAGCCCTACTGGTACTGGTCATGTACACATCAACCCAACTGGTTCAGGCTCAGTCCAAGTAAATCCTACTAGCGTAGGAACAATTGACAATATGACTATTGGTGCAACAACGCCAAAAGCCATTACTGGTACAACCATTACAGCTACTAGCTTTGTAGGTTCAGGTGCAAGCCTTACTAATGTGGTCAATTCTTTGACTGCTTCTACAGGAATTAGTGTAAGTGCTTCTACTGGTGCAGTTACTGTAACTAATACCGCCCCTGACCAAACAGTAGCTATTTCTAGCGGCACAGGCATTAGTGTTACTGGTACTTACCCTAACTTTACTGTTACTAATACAAGTCCATCAAGCGGTGGAACGGTTACAAGCGTTGCTGCGCTGACTTTAGGCACAACTGGCACTGACTTGTCATCTACCGTTGCAAACAGCACTACAACCCCTGTAATCACTTTAAATGTGCCAACTGCCTCTGCTACTAATCGTGGCGCTTTAAGTGCAGCAGATTGGTCTACATTTAATGGCAAAGCTAACGCATTTACATATACAACAAGCTATATTCCTTTTGGTCAAGGCACTACAACACCTAACCAATCATCTAGCTTAACTTATGCAAGTAGCACTTTAACCGCCCCAATCGTAAGCGCAAGTAATGGCTTAGTTGTAAACTCTAATACTGTTTCTGCAAGCTATTCTATTCCTAGCGGTTCTTCAGCAAGTTCTGTTGGCCCTATGACAGTAGCCTCTGGTCAAACAGTAACTGTTCCTAGCGGTAGCCGCTGGGTAGTTCTATAAAGGGAAAATATGAGCATAGTCTTACAATCAAGCGGTGGCGGTTCAATTACTATCAGCGAACCTGCTACGGCTAGTAACTTTACGCAGACGCTACCTGCAGCTACTGGCACAGTAATGGTTGCTGGAAATATGCCAGCGTTTAGTGTTGGTTTAAGTTCAAATCAAAACATTTCAGCAACAACCTATACAAAAATAGCTTTTAACAGTGAAATTTTTGATACTGCAAATGCGTTTGACAACACAACAAATTATCGTTTTACTCCACAAGTAGCTGGATATTATCAATTAAATGCTGCTGCTGCATTAAATGGAACACTTACTGGGCTTTATATTTTAATTTATAAAAATGGCTCAAATATAGCAAGAACATTTACTTTAACTTCCGCATACGCAAATATTTCAAATTTAGTTTATTTAAACGGTTCTTCTGATTATGTAGAAGTATATTTATATGCTTATGGAAGCCCATCTACAATAAACGGAAACACTACTGAAACATTTTTTAGTGGTTCTTTAGTAAGGAGTTCGTAATGACATTAGTAGAAAAAATTATGGCTCTATATCCTAGCCTTACACAAAAAGATTTTATAACTGTAATCACACTGCAAAATGATTCAGACGGCAAAGGCGATTACATTGCTAAATGGGAACACCCTACACTAGCTAGACCAACAGATGAGGAATTAGCATAATGGCTTACGGAACAGTAAATGCTGATGTAATTCAGTCTAGCGTAGCAAATACAAGTTTAGGTGCTGGTAACGCTTCTATTATGAAGAATCGCATTATCAACGGTGCGATGGTTATTGACCAAAGAAATGCTGGTGCTAGTGTTACTCCATCAAATGCCGATTATACTCTTGATAGATATCAATCATTAGCAACTCAAACTTCTAAATATAGTGTTCAACAAAATGCTGGGGCGGTTACACCGCCTGTAGGTTTTACTAATTATTTAGGTGTCACATCATTATCTGCTTATTCAGTTACATCCACAGATAATTTTGGAATACAGCAAAATATAGAAGGTTTTAATGTTGCCGATTTAGGATGGGGAACGGCTAATGCAAAAACAGTTACCTTATCTTTTTGGGTTTATTCTTCGTTAACTGGAACTTTTGGAGGTTCTTTAAAAAACTCTGCAAGTAACAGAAGTTATCCATACAGCTACACAATATCTTCTGCAAATACATGGGAATATAAAAATATAACAGTTCCTGGTGATACAACTGGAACTTGGGCTACAAACCTTAATACAGGCATGAATGTAGTTTTTGGTTTAGGTACTGGTTCTACATTAAGCGGCACTGCTGGTGCTTGGGCTGCTGGTAACTTTAGAAATGCCACAGGAGCAACATCCGTAGTAGGAACAAACGGAGCAACTTTCTACATTACTGGTGTTCAATTAGAAGTAGGAAGTAGTGCTACTGGGTTTGAGTATCGTGTTTACGGAACAGAATTAGCTAATTGTCAGCGTTATTATCAAATTTATTACGGAATTTATTTTTCAACTTATTGCACAAATACTGATTATGCAGGTGCTTCTATAACTTTGCCAGTAGCAATGAGAACCGCACCTACATTTACAAAATTTGGAACTTGGTCAGTTGTTAATTGTGGACAACCTACTGTAACCGCTTCAGATTCTAATACTGTCAATTCTTTCAGTGTCTATGCACTGTGGAACGCAAATGCTAGGGGTTATTTTGCGGCTGATAGTTCTACTAGATATGTTACTTGTTCTGCGGAGTTATAAAAATGTATAAATTAAACAAAAACATAGATACTGGTGAAATTTTTAGCGTAATCCGTTTATCAGATGGTGCTTGCATCCCTTTTGCGCCTGACAACACAGACTACCAAGCTTACCTAGAATGGGTTGAAGAAGGTAATACACCAGAGGAAGCAGAATAATGCCTATAACAATTAGCGGTGATGCACCCAACTTTACAACTGCGTCAGCAACTACTATTACTGGTGTTACTACTTTAAATGCTTCTAGCGGAGTTCTTGCTACACAAAACGGAATAAGTGGAATTGCTAATGCTTGGGTTCAGGTTCAAACAAGTGGAAGCACACCTACAATAAATGGCGCTTTTAATGTTTCTAGCATTACTAGAGTTGCCACAGGAATATATACAGTAAGCTTTACAACTGCTTTGCCTGATGGTAAATATGCAGCTATTGCTAGTGCTTCTGTAAATCAAGGTGCTACTAATGGTCTTTATGCTCAATTATTTTCACAAGTGGCTGCTCCGTATTACACAGCGCCATTAACTACTGGATTTAATTTGCAATTTGTTGCTGATAGTGGCTCAACCCTTGACCCAGTATATTTTTGCGTTGCTGTTCATAGATAAGGAAAAAACATGGCACAAGTAATTGTTTATGAGCAAAACAGTCAAATAGCGGTTTGCATTCCTACTGGCGAATTACCTATTGAACAAGTTTTAACTAAAGATTGCCCTGCAGGTGCAATAATTATTGAAGATTCAGAGCTTCCTGTTGATAACGAATTTTTTAATGCTTGGGAATTAGTAGATGGCAAAGTCATTGTCAATTTAGACAAAAAGAACGCTATTCTTTTAGAAAAAGAAGCGGCAACATTGGCTAAAGAATCTGCACTAGCTAAATTAGCTAAGTTAGGTTTAACCGAAGATGAAGTTAAGGCTTTAGTAGGCTAATGTTTCAGACTGCTTTTCAACCAACAGCTTTTCAAAATGACGCATTTCAGATAGTCATTACCCCACCTACGCCTACAGGCCCTACAGGTGGTGATGGTTGGACAAAAGAAGAGTGGAAGTATTACCAAGAGCTAGACCGCAAAAAGCGTAAAGCTGAAGAAAGACGCATTGCTGCGTTAAAAGCTGACGCTGAAAATCGTAAGAAAACCATTGCTGATTTAGTTGACCCTAAACCAGTTGCCAAAAAACAACAGAATAAAGTACAATCCAATCAAGTAGTTAGCGCTGATACACCGTCACAGCTAGCAAATATTGACAGGTACATCGCTAATCTTGAGAAGCAACAACAAGACCTGCAAACCGCAGTAGCAATGAGAGCCGCAAAACTTCGCCTAGAGCAGGAGTTAGCGGTACTAGAAGCTAAACGGCAAGCAGAATTAGACGATGAAGAGGCCCTATTAGCACTTATCCTGTAAACCCCCACGCAAAATACAAAGAAGCTTACGAGCATTTACACCAAGGCCGCTATGACGCTGGTTTTAGACTGTTTGAATACCGTTGGCATCCTGACATTCTTGCAAACCAAGTAACCCCATATACACAAAAACCAAAAAACCCTGCGGTATGGCGTGGTGAATCTCTTTTAAACAAGTCTATTGTTGTGCAGATGGAACAAGGTTTTGGCGACATCTTTATGTTTGCTCGTTTCTTGCCATTTTTTAAGGTTATGGGCGCTAAAAAGGTCGTATTACTGACTCATGGCTCATTGCTTGGGCTTTTAGGGCAGATGGAGTGCGTAGATGTCCTAACAAACCAACCAGAATGTGCTGATGTAATGGGATGTGACTACTGGCTTGGCAATATGAGCCTTCCTTATTACATTTCTTGCGCCAATAAATACGCAAAATCACTATTCCCCATTACAACTAAGAAAATAGTAGGTTCTGAAGGGTATTTAGACGCTAAACCGTCTGATATTGAGCCAAAAATAGGCGTTAATTGGGGAGCAAGTCGCAACATCTTATTCCATATTAAATCCATTCCTGACCACAAGATGTACGAATTGGTAGGGGATAACGCTTATAGCCTTTCCCCAGAACATGACGGCTTTTTCCACCCATTACCTGATGACGGTTGGAAAACTGATTGGTCGGTCACAGCACGCCACATGAAAGCGATGAAAGGCATCGTGACTGTAGACACAGGGACTGCTCACCTTGCAGGCGCATTGGGCGTTAAAACCATTGTGTTGCTACCCAAGGAAGAATATATCTGCTGGCGCTGGAAAAATGGAAGTTGGTATGACTCTGTTATTGCCTTGCGTCAAGAAGAATATGACCAAGTACCAGACTTAATAAGGAGGATGTAATGAAGATTTGCCCTAATTGTGGTTTTAGTGAAGGCAACCATGTTGCAAAAAAACAACAGTCTGACAAAGAATTTTACCTTGAGTTCTGGGGGTTTACCCTAGGTACACCAGAAGCTGAAGAAGCCTGGAAGCAAAAGGAAGAAATGACACGCAGAGAAGCCCCAATGGTGATGTCTGACATTGAAGGTTATATCAGCCAAGTAGATGGCACATGGATTAAAAGCCGCAGCCATCACAGGTCGCACCTTAAACAACACCGAATGATTGAATTAGGTAACGATGTCCCAATGCAGCACAAACCTATAGATATGAGTACCAAATCTAAAGAAGCAAGAAAGCGCCAGATTGCAGAATTGGCATACGAAAAACTTAAATACTAACCTGATAACTTAGGAGAAACCCCATGTCAGAAGAGCAATTAGACCGTAGAGAAATATTAATGCAAGCTATGGAAGCTGCAGAAGAAGGCGTTTTAGAAGCGCCAGAGGAGAAAGAAATTGTCGAGCCTGAAACAGACATTATTGCTGAAGAAGCTAATGCCGAGAAGTCCGACAAAGCGGAAGCTAGCGAGGCAGATAGCGAAGAATCTGCCGAAGTTCTTGAGGCTATTGAATCTGCAGATAAGGATGAAGCGCAGGAGGCAGCAGAAGAAGTAAAGCCTGTACAACGCCCTTCTACATGGAAAAAAGAATATGTCGCTATTTGGGACAAAATGGAAGCTGGCGAGCAAATTAGTAAGCAAGACTTCATTAAGTTTGCCGAGTATGCAAATCAGCGTGAGTCCGAATACAAGAAAGG